GGCAGGTCCAGAAGTTGGCCCGTATCACTTGCTGTCTATGGGCGACGTGCCGGGCAACATCATGCCGTTGTCGCCTGCGAGCCTCCTTGTTGACCTGCATGAGCTTGTAAATCGGCTGTTCCGCAAGTTGGGGCGACAGGCAGAACGACAGAAGACTCTTACTGTGGTTGCTGGCGGTGCAGAAGAGGACGGTCGGCGTATTGTTAACGCGTCTGACGGCGAAACGGTTATGTCTGACAGGCCGGAAGCAACGCGAGAAATGAAATTTGGTGGGGTTGATTCCCCATCTTTGGCCTTCATGATCCAATTGAAGGACATGTTCTCGTATCTTGGCGGCAACTTGGACTCGCTTGGCGGTCTTGGGCCGAGCGCTAAAAGCGGTAAGCACGATTCGTTGCTTCGACAGTCTGCTTCTGTTCGTATTGACGACATGCAGGCTCGCACTACTAACGCTGTGCGTAAAGCAATTGAATCTATTGCTGATTACATTTATTACGATCCTGCACCGTCAACTAGAGTTTACCGTGACATCCCAAACTCAGAACTTTCGGTCAAAGTTGACTTTGATCCAGAGATCCGCGAAGGCGATTTCTTGGATTATGCAGTTGACATTGCACCATACTCTTTGCAGTCACGAAGTCCGCAGGAGCGTCTGCAAGTCATTAACGATCTTATGACTGGCGTGGTCATGCCAATGTCGCAACAACTGCAGCAACGCGGCATTGTGCCGGACATGGACCGCTACATGGAAATCGTTTCTAAATACTCGCACATGTCTGAGCTGGCAGAAATTCTCAAGATCGCAGATTTCGCAGAAATTGAAACAATGCAGGAAATGGCTGAGATGGGCGGAGGCGGCGCACAAGGGGCTGGCAAGCCACCGGTGACCGAGCGTAGATACGTTCGAGAAAACGTCGCCATGGGCGGAACAAGAGCTGGCAGAGACGCAGAGATGAGTAAGGCGTTGATGGGCGGAGACAACGCAATAAATCAATCTGCCATGGAAGGCGGCTAAAGTTAGTTTCGGGGGTATGTAAAGTTGGATGTGCTAGAAAGTCACATTATTGATATTGCCATGACGGCAATGGGCTCTGCAGTTTTTGGTTTGGTCGGATTTGTTTGGAAAATAAGCCACAAAGCTAGCGTGTTAGAAAAGAAAATAGATGGCCTCAGAGATTTGCAAACAAGTGATTCACGGCAGTTCAGAAAAGACATTGATTACATTTTGAATAAAGTAGACAACCATGGCGACAAGATGTATTCAATTGTAAAAAACTTAAAGGATTGACCATGCCAACGCCGAAAAAGAAAAAAGGCTCAATGAAAGGGTTTACGCAAAAGTCTGGCGACAAGCGGCCCACCAAGTCTGGTGCTGGCATGACTGCAAAAGGGGTGGCCAAATATCGAAGGCAAAACCCCGGAAGCAAACTTAAGACTGCTGTAACAGGAAAAGTAAAGCCGGGCAGCAAAGACGCAAAACGTCGCAAGTCGTTTTGTGCGCGATCTGCTGGACAAATGAAAAAGTTTCCTAAAGCAGCCAAAGACCCAAACAGCCGACTAAGGCAAGCAAGAAAAAGATGGAAGTGTTGAATGGCACACAAAAAAGGCGGCTGTGGCTGCAAACACAAATCAACCAAACCACGCAAAAAAACACCAGTTAAAAAGGGCAAACGCCGTGGCTAAGAAAAAAACAGGCGGAAAAAAGGACGCATGCTACTACAAGGTTAAAAGCCGTTACACCAAGTGGCCTTCGGCCTACGCTAGTGGGGCTTTGGTTAAATGCCGTAAGAAAGGGGCTGCAAATTGGGGGACCGGCGGAAAGAAAAAGTAGGCAGTATTGCTTGGCGAAAGAAAGCAGCCAAAGAGATTAGAAACTGGAGCGAGCAAGTACTCGAAAAGCCTTCAAGTCATTTCAATGGTTTACCGCCTTGCCCATTTGCAAGAAAAGCATGGGCCCAAGAAAGCGTTAAAATTGACTTTGGCAACTCAGAAACGGTTACCAAGCATTGTAATAACTGGGACGAAAAAATTGAGTTGTTGATCGTAATAGCCGAAAACTGGAATTTTGATGATCTTGAAAAATGGTGCGAAGAAAAAAACGAAGACATTTGCAAAGATGATTTGACGATCATGGCTTTTGTTCCCGATGAAAATTCGCAAGACACGGGTCAGCCAATTGAAGAGCAAGAAAATTGGGATAGCTTGATTGAAGAACCGTACGCTATGATTTTTATTCAACGCCTGTCGTTAGTAAATACGGCAAGCGAAAAACTAGAAAACAAGGGTTACTACAAAAACTGCACGGCGGAGTTTTTGGAGTATGTATTTCAACGCCGAAATAGGACTCAATGATATGCGTGGAAACAAAAAGGCAATGAAGAAGAAGTCTATGAAGAAGAAGGCTGGCGGCAAGAGAGGCGCTGGTATGGGCAACATGGCTGCTGCTAGGCGTAAAAAGAAGAAGATGTGATGGCAAAGAAAAAGACTGGCCTCAAAAAATGGTTTTCCCAAAACAAAGGGAAAGGCTGGATTGACTGTAAAACAGGCAAGCCTTGTGGCCGAAAGTCTGCTAAGGGGGGCAGCAAGCGGCCATACCCCGCTTGCCGCCCCACCAAGGCTCAATGCACACGCAAAGGAACCTCGGCTAAAAAGGGGCCGGGACGCGTGTCTTGGAAGTCAAAAAAGAAGTGAGTGCAAAATGCCAACCTACGTGTACATAAACAAAAAAACCAACGAGCAAATACACAGGAATTGGACTATCCACGAGATGCTTGAACAAGAGGGGAACCTTGACGGCATTAATGTGGAAGGTAAGTTTTTCCATCGAGACTACGCTGCAGAGCACTGCAAAGTCGTTGAAAATGGTTGCTCAGGTTGGCCCATGAAAAGTGATGCGGCTGGCGTGCATCCAAGCCAAGTCAAGGAATTTTACCTAAATTCACAAAAAATGGGTGTTCCTACACAATTTGATGGTAAAACAGGCCAAGCAATATTTACAAGTAGAGCACACAGGGCTAAGTATCTTAAGTCCGTGGGCATGCACGACCGGAATGGCGGATATGGAGACGGTTAATGGCTGATGAGAAGCAAGAAAACCCAATGGACTTTGGCGAACCCGATGACGGCGGTATTACCGCCTCCGGCCCTGTTGAAGAATTGGAATCAGAAGAATTAGAAGAAAACACTGACTTGGAAGAAGAAACTGAATCAAATGTAGAAGAAAACTTTGATACCAATGACAAAGAGCCTGCGGCTAATTTGCCTCTTGATGTCATTGAAGAAGCTATCGGTTATGGCTTGACTTCAACTGAAATTGAAAGTCTCGGATCTGAAGATAACATTGCCGCAGTCTTGGCGATTCTTGATCGCAAGATTGAATCTACCGCCGACACCAGCTCCAGCGACTCGGTGTATGACGAAGATGAAGATCCATTCGCTGACCCCGATGAAAATGCCGGGGTTGAAAACTCGGAAGTTGCCGAACTCCGAAAGCAGATAAAGGCGTTGGAAATTGCAATCAAAGGGCAATCTGAACGTCCGGATTCTGAAAAACTGTTTGGTCTACTGGACTCTGGCTACGACGACTTGTTCGGCGAAGCTGGAAGCGATTTGACTAAAACACACACTCGCAATCGCAATAAGGTTTTGCAAGAACTTGACACAATTAGGGCTGGCTACAAAGCGCGCAAACGTGCTATCCCTAGTGACCGTCGTTTGTTTAAGCAAGCTGTGCGTAGCGTTTTTGGCGAACACGAGTCTAAAGTCGTCAAAAAGAAATTTTCGGACTCGGCAAAGAAGCGTCAATCTCAATTCATCAATCGTGTGAATTCAAGAGATACGCGCCGACCCAAGGATAGTCGTGCATCTGCGATTGATTCAGTCAAGAAGTTCTTGGCGGATCGCGGATACAACGATTTGGAGTCGGATGAAACTTTCGAATGAGGCATTAAATGGCTACACTTCAAGCAGATGATATTGCTGATCTGATCACGATCACGCAAAAGGATCTTGGAAAGCTCCGTTGGACGGACCTTTCCTACGACCTTCAGGAATATATTGCTCTTCCGGCTATTCTCCAGAAGGAAAAGGTTAGTTACGGTTCTGGCTTTGGCATGCAGTGGAACGTCATGACTGGCACCAGTGGTGCTACGCGCGACGTTGGCCTGTATGAAGTTGATTCAGTAAACGTAGCTGATGTCATGACTACTGCCACCATTCCGTGGCGGCACATGACCACTAACTACGCTATTGAGCGGCGAGAAATCGCCATGAACACTGGTGCAGCACAGATCGTTGATCTTGTCAAGATTCGTCGCCACGACGCTATGGTTGACCTTGCAAAGCACCTTGAAACTCGTTGGTGGTCTAAGCCAGATACTTCTAGCGACACCTTGAAGATTTTTGGTGTTCCCTATTGGATTACTTGGGTAGACAACTCAAGCACCAACGTCAATGGTGGTTTTGATGGTGGCAACCCAGATGGTTTTAGTGCAGGTGCTGGTAGCATTGACTCGGCGACTGTGACCAACTGGAAGAACTGGTGTGCCAAGTACAGCACCGTTTCTTCGACCGACCTGATTCGCAAGTGGCGCAAGGCTGCTACGTTTACCAAGTTCCTTGCACCCGCTCCAAGCCCGTCTTACGGACAGGCTCCGCGATATGGGTACTACACCAATTACGACGTGATTGGACCGCTCGAAGAAGTTCTGGAAGCA